TATCTTTGGATCCATAATACAGAATATTATTCCTATTATAATGGTGAAATATTACCTAATGAGGGTAGAGATTTACTACCTAAATTATCAGGGGTAATTTGTGTTTCAGAATGGCATAAAAAACAAATATCAGAAAAATATAGTTACCCATTAGATAAAATTAAAGTAATTTATAATAGTATTAATGTTACTAACTTTACTGAGGAAGAAAAAGTAAAAGATTCATTTATATATTCATCACATCCTGAACGCGGGTTAAATACTTTATTAGAATTATGGTATTATATTAAAGATATAAAACCCAACGCTACATTAAAGGTATTTTGTCCCAAATATGGTTTAGATGTGTTTAATCAAATATATAAGAAATTAAATTTAAAGGATGTTCAATTTATTGGTAATGTTGATGCTAAAATACTTCATCAAGAATATAATAAAGCAGAATATTGGTTTTATCCAACTCAATATGAAGAAACATTTTGTATTACTGCTGTTGAAGCACAATTAGCTGGTTGTAAAATTATAACATCTCCAATAGGTGCTCTTCCCGAAATAATTAATGAAGCTGAATTTATTAAACATCCAGGAGAAGAATTAAGATGGTATCTTGATAAAATTAAGGTAATAGATCTTATAACAAACAATGATAGATTAACACGTAATAAAGCATATGCTTTCTTATTTAATATAGATGTTATTGGAAGAGTATGGAAAAACTTTTTAGATAGCTGTTATAGTTTTGATTGTGTTTACATTATTTCACTTAATAAAACGGATGAATATAAACAAAATACTATTAAACAGCTTGATGAAAGTGGAATCCAATATGAATCAATAGCATTTATTGATGGTGTAGATGGTAGAAATCCAAACCCAGGATTTGAATTTAAAGCTTGGGAAGGATGGAAAATATCAAATATAAAAGAATTTGAACATTTTCGTAATGAGAAAAAATTTAAAAATAATGCTGATTGGTATTTAAGAGATGTTACTCCTGGAGAAATAGGATGCGTATTATCTCATATTAAATGTTGGAAAGATGCTTATAAAAATGAATTTAATTCTGTACTAATATTAGAAGAAGATTTTTACCTAAATGAAAAATTTTCTCAAAATATAATTTCATCTATTCAAAATTGGGATTTAATTCATTTAGGTAGAAATTTAATGAGAGATTTACCCGAACAACAAATTAATGCTTATTTTACTCGTCCTTTGTTTTCATTTAATGCTCATGCCTATGCTTTAAGTAAAAAAGGTATTGAAATAGTTATTAGTAAACGTTTAGAGGAAAATTTAATTCCAACAGATGAATTTTTACCTACATTATATGACACACATTTAAGACCAGATGTAATTGAATTATTAAATAAACATGATAAACGTAAATTAAATGCTTACGCTACAAATATAGAATATATAGTTCAAAAAAATAATAAATCACAAACTGAAAATATACATTTAGAATCTGTAATAGAACCTTTTAAAATAAAGATTATGGACAAAGAATATACTCCGTTACATCCAGATTTATATCAATATTGGAATGATACGGCGGCCTGGCATAGAAAATTTTTAGTACCTGGCATGGTTAAAAAAGAATGGGAATTATTTGTTGATGAAGAATTTGATGGAACATATATTTATCCATTTTTTACTAAAGAATTTTGCACTAAAATAATTGAAGAAGCAGAACATGCTCAAGTATGGACTTTTGCACGTCATGAATTTTATCCAACAACCGATTTTGTATTAACTGAAATTGGCTTTGATAAAATATATTATGATTTGCTTTGGGAATTTGTTATGCCTATGGCAATGCATAAGTTTGGATTAGAGGGTAAAGGATGGGATCAACTAAATGCTGAAAACTTTTTAGCACGATATACACCAGATACTCAAGGACATTTAAGTTTGCATCATGATAGTTCCCATATTACTGCTTTAGTAAATTTATCTGAAAAAGATATAGATTATACTGGTGGTGGAACTTGGTTTTGGCGCCAAAAAAAATTATCTAAACCTCCACAGGGTTGGATAAGTGTACATCCAGGAAGTATAACACATAAACATGGTGCTCGTCCTGTTTTAAGTGGTAAAAGATATATAATTGTTTCATTTATGAAAAATAAAGACTTTTAATATGGGAATTTTACAAGAAAAACCAACACAAATTACTGCTGAAGAGTTACAAGAACTTAAAGATCTTCAACAAGCTAAACAAGCATTAATATATGCTTTAGGTGAACTTGAATATGAAAAATTAAGACTAGAATCACAAAAACAATTACTAGAAACTCAATTTAATAAGGTTATTCAAGGTGAATATGAAGTATCTCAACGTATATCTGACAAATATGGTGATAATAAAATAAATTTAAAAACGGGCGCATTAGAGGCTATTACTGCTTAATTTTTAAATATTTTTCATATATTTATCAGTAGACAAAATCTAATTAAAAATGGCTGAAACTTTATTATCTCCTGGTGTATTAACTCGTGAAAACGATCAATCACAAGTAACCTCAGGCCCTATTGCCGTTGGTGCTGCTATTATAGGCCCTACAGTAAAAGGTCCAGTAGAAATACCAACAATAGTAACCTCATATTCTGATTATAAGAATAAATTTGGTGCTTCGTTTGTTAGTGGTGGTGTAACTCTTGAATATTTAACTTCAATTTCTGCATATAACTACTTTCAACAAGGTGGTGAAACATTATTAGTAACTAGAGTAGTATCTAGTTCTAATTCTGCTTATACTCCTGCAACATCATCTCAGATTACTAATATAGGTGGTACTGGTGCTTCGTTTGTTCTTGAAACACTTTCAGAAGGTGTTATCATGAATAATGCAACTCAAAGTGCTGTAGCAGCCTCAGGTAAAACTTTACCTGGTGGGGCTTTAACAAGTGGTTCAGTTGACAACATTCGTTGGACTGTAACTAACGTTAATACAGGTTCAGGTACATTTAACCTTATTATCCGCCAAGGTAATGATACTTCTAATCAACAATTAGTAGTAGAAACTTGGTTAAATCTTTCATTAGATCCTAACTCACCAAATTACATTGAGTATGTAATTGGTAACCAAGTTAAAAATATAATTACTGATGGTGATGGTCGTTTAAATATTCAAGTTACTGGTTCATATATTAACCAAAGTAGATATGTTCGTATATCAAACGTACCTGCTCCAACTCCAAACTATTTATTAAATAACGGAACATTTAATGCTGCATATACTGCTTCATTACCTGTTGTAGGTTCTGGTTCTGAAGGTGGTGCCTTTGGAGGCGCTACAGGTCCATTATTTGGAAATGGTAGTGGTGCTTCTACAGGATTAAAAATGTTTACTCAAATTGACACTATTAATATTCAAGGATTATCAGGAAGTGATTATTCAAACGCAATTTCAGTTCTCTCAAATCCTGATGAATATGATTATGAATTAATTACTTTACCAGGTGTTAATTATCAAAATGCTTCTGGTATTTTAAGTACATTAATGGCTAATAGTGAAAACAGAGGTGATACAATGGCCATTGTTGACATGGTCAATTATGGTACTGCTATTTCAACTGTTATTACAGCTGCTAATAGTTACGATTCATCATATGGTGCTACTTACTGGCCTTGGGTTCAAGTATTATCTCAGGAAACTGGTAAATTAGTATTTGTTCCTGCTTCAACTGTTATGGGTGGTGTTTATGCATATAATGATAAAGTAGCAGAAACATGGTTTGCCCCTGCAGGTTTTAACCGTGGTGGATTATCAGGTGTAATTCAAGCAGAAAGAAAATTATCACCATCAGATCGTGATAGTTTATATATCAATAAAATTAACCCAATTGCTACTTTCCCTGGACAAGGTGTTGTAGCATTTGGTCAGAAAACTTTACAAACTAAAGCATCAGCTCTTGACCGTGTAAATGTTCGTCGTTTATTAATTACATTAAAGAGATTTATTGGTAATATTGCTGATAATTTAGTATTTGAACAAAATACAACAACAACTAGAAATAAGTTCTTAAACCAAGTTAATCCGTATTTAGAAAATGTACAACAAAAACAAGGTTTATACACTTATAAAGTTGTAATGGATGAATCAAATAACACAGCTGAAACAATTGATAGAAATCAGTTAGTAGGTGCAATTTATTTACAACCAACTAAAACAGCAGAATTTATTATTCTTGATTTCAACATTACTCCAACTGGTGTTGAGTTTGCATAAAAAATAAATTATTTAATATTTATATCAAACAATAGATAAAATGGCAGTATTAAATCCGAACGAAATCATGTTCACAGCATTTGAACCAAAAGTTCAAAATCGCTTTATATTGTATGTAGATGGTATTCCATCATATTTGATTAAAAAAGCAGCAGCTCCTGGATTTGAAGCAGGAGAGATTATATTAGATCATATTAACGTTTACCGTAAAGTTAAGGGTAAAGTTCGTTGGAATGATATGTCTTTAGAATTATATGATCCTGTAGTTCCTTCTGGAGCTCAAGCAATCATGGAATGGGCACGTTTAGCTCACGAATCAGTAACAGGTAGAGATGGTTATTCTGATTTTTATAAAAAAGATTTAACTTTAGATATTTTAGGTCCTGTTGGTGATGTAGTAAGTGAGTGGATTATTAAAGGTGCTTATTGTAAAACAGTTACTTTCGGTGAATATGATTGGACAGCTGATGCGGCAATTAGCTTATCAGTTACAATCGCTATGGATTACTGTATTTTGAATTTCTAATAATACACAGTAGATAATAAAGAGGCGCTAAAGAAATTTAGCGCTTTTTTTATCAAATTTTTAAGAGATATATATTTATATCAAATAACGTTATATGACAGAACAAAACAATGTTGCAAATCTAGAATCTGCAGAACAATCTAAATTTAAATTTCCAACAGAAACAGTTGAATTACCTTCTAAAGGTTTATTATACCCAGAAGGAAATCCTTTATCTAGTGGTAAAGTAGAAATTAAATACATGACTGCAAAAGAAGAAGATATTTTATCAAATCAAAACTATCTATCTCAGGGAACAGTTATTGATAAATTGCTTCAATCATTAATTGTAACTAAATTTAGTTATAGTGATCTTTTAATTGGTGATAAAAACGCTATATTAATTGCTGCTCGTATTTTGGGTTATGGTAAAGACTATGATTTTATCAATGATGGAAGAAAAGTAACTGCTGATTTATCAACTTTAGAAAATAAACCTTTAAGAGAGGATTTAATTACTAAAGGTATTAATTCATTTGAATTTACTCTTCCACACACTAAAGCTGTAGTTACCTTTAAAGCATTAACTCATGGTGATGAACAAGCCATTGATCGTGAAATTAAAGGTTTGCAAAAAATTAATCCATCTGCTTCCGCAGATATTTCAACAAGAATGAAATATGTTATTACTTCAATTAATGGTGATAGTGAGAAAAAAACAGTTCGTGAATTTATTGATAACTACTTTTTAGCTAAAGATTTAAGAGCATTCAGACAATATTATAAGGAAGTAGTTCCTGATGTTGATATGAAAACTAATGTTATAGCTGATGGCGACGTACTGGAGGGCGTCGAGGTAGGAATTGGACTTAACTTTTTTTGGCCTGACTCCGGAATATAGATTTAGTTTATTTAAGCAAATTCATGAAATAGTATTTCATGGAAATGGTGGATACGATTGGCATACCATATATAATATGCCTATTTGGTTAAGAAACTTTACGTTTAATTCATTAAAGAAATATTATGACGAGCAGAATGAACAAGTAGAAGCTCAAAATAATATTATGACTAATAAAACTTCATCAAAAACAGAAATAGCTCGACCAAACATAGCACCAAAATCAACTTATACAACAGTAACAGCGCCCAAAAAATAGGCGCTGTTAATATTTATATCCATCATATATTAAGTAAATGGCCGAAAATCCAGCACAAGATACTGCTAAAGCATTAGAAGACGCAAAAAAGAAAGTGCGTGAACTAAACGAAGAAATTAAACGTTTAGGTGGGCAAGGCTTTGGAGATGTTAATACCATAATAACAGCAATGGGTAATAACATTGATAATGCTAATAAGCAAGTACAATTAATGCAGGATGAGGTTAATGATCTTAGAAATGCATTTAGTAATATATCTGATACTTTACAAAATGTAATAGCTGATATTAATGGTAGTACTAAAGCTTCTACTTTATTAACTCGTAATTTTAGCAAGTTAGAAGATTACTCTCGTAAGATACAGGAACATAAATCTGAGGAAAATGTTTTAACTGTTAAACAATTAAAAGAATTACAAAAGAAAGTTGGTAAAGAAATAGATTCGTTAAATGCAAATCTAAAAGAAGCAAAAGCACAGGAAACAGCACTCAAAAATCTGGAAAGAAAAAAGGGATTATCTAAATCTGAATCTGAGGAATTAAAAAAGAACTTAGCATATCAGTCAGAAATTAATAAGGCTTTAAAAGACAATGAAAGTTATTTAAACAAAATAGTTCCTTTAACAGCAAAAGAAGTAGAAGAAGAAAAAAAACGACAAAAAACTCTTGGTATTACTGGTAATTTATTTAAAGGAATTACTGGCGCTCTTGAAAAAATTGGAATTCAAAGTGAATACTTTGAAGACATGGGTAAAAAACTAAGAGAAGCAGCTAAATCAGGAAATCAATTACAAGTATTCGGTACAGGAATTAAAGGAGTATTTAGTGGGTTGGGACAAGCATTAGCAGATCCTGTTGGTAAATTTCTTTTATTAATAGCATTAGGTAAAAAATTACTTGATTTTGGTTTACACTTTAATAAAACCGCTTCCGAATTAGGGAAAAATTTTGGTATTTCTGGAGAAGCAGCTCGTGGATTAGTTCATCATATAGAACATGCTTCTGTTGCTTCTAATAATTTATATTTTAATTCTAAAAACATAATTGAAGCACAACAACAACTTAATGACGAGTTAGATACTAGTGCTGTGTTAAGTAATGAATTAACTCAAGGACAAATTGATTTAACTAAAAAATTAGGATTATCAGGAGAAGAAGCAGCTAAATTATCTCAATTTTCTCTAACAACAGGAAAGAGTCAAGAAAAGATAGTATATGAAATTACTAAAGCAAACAAAGGTTTAATTAGTAATAAAAAATTATTACAAGAAGTAGCTAAAACAGAAGGTCAATTAGCTGCGTTTTATAAAAATGATCCTATTCTAATTGCTCAAGCAGTTAAAAAAGCAAAGGAATTAGGTATGACTTTGCAACAAACAAAGTCAACTACAGATGCTTTACTTGATATTGAATCATCATTAGCTAATGAGTACGAAGCAGAAATGCTTATAGGTAAAAACATAGAGTTAAGTAAAGCTCGTGAATTAGCGTTACAAGGTAAAACAGCAGAAGCAGCTGAAGAAATGCTTAAAAATGTTGGTAGTATTGCTGATTTTCAACAATTAAATCGTATTCAACAAGATGCTCTAGCTAAATCTATGGGCATGTCAGCTGATGATTTAGCTAAAACATTAACTACACAAGAACGTTTAGGTAAGTTAACCAAAGATCAACGTGATAAAATAGCAGAATTAAGAGCTGCAGGTAAAGATGAACAAGCCGATTTGATAGAAAAAAACGCTGGTAATGATAAAGCATTAAAGTTAGCTGAAATGCAAGTTGATACTGAAGAAAAATTAGCACAAGCAGGTCAGAAATTTAAAGATATTATTGCTAGTTTAGTAGCTGGTCCTATTGGAACTTTATTAGATGGTTTATCAAGTGCTTTAAGTGTAGTAAATAGTATATTTAGTGTTTTATCTAAACTTAAAATTCCTCTTATGATAATAGGAGGTATATTTGGAACTATTTGGACCGCAGCTAAAGGAATACAATTAGCAGAAACTATAACTGCTGGTTTACAAGGCAAAAAATTAGGAGTAACTATAAAAGAGTATGCTTTAAAACTTCAAAGTAAACTTTTAGGTGATACTGTAAAAGCTCAACTAGCTGTAATGTATGGAATGGAAAAAGGAAAAATTAGTTTTAAAGAAATGAGTTTAAAGTTAGAAGGACAAAGTTTTATGACTAAAACACAAGCTTATGCTCTTGCTTTAAAAGAATGGGCTGTAGAAAAATATAAAGCAATATTTGGTAAAGAACAATTTGCTACAGATCAAGCGCAGTTAGTAGTTCAACAACAACAAAATGCAACTGAACAAGCTGGATTATTAGTAAGAATAAGAAAAGGTCTTGTATCAGCAAAAGATTTTGTAGTACAAAAAGGAATAGCTTTATTTCAAAAACTTCAAAATGCTTACGAAAGTATAAGTTTAACCCTTAAAAAATCAGCATTAGCTTTAACTATTAAAGATTTCTTTAAAAGTATAGGTCAGGCAGCGATGAAAGTTTATTCATCCGCCGCTGCTATTCCTTTTGTTGGTTGGATTCTTGGTGCTGCTGCAGCCGCTGCTGTAGTAGGTTTAGGTATGAAGTTAATGAGTAAAGGAGATGACGTTGTATCACCAGGTTATGGTAAAAGAACATTAATGGCACCTGAAGGTGCTATTGCATTAAATAATAAAGATACAGTAATTGCTGGAACTGATTTAGGTGGAAAAAATAAAGGAGAAGGTGCTGCCGCGGCAGGTGGTGGTGGAGGATCAATAGATATAGGTCCTTTAGTATCTGCTATTAACGAAGTTAAAGCCGCAGTAGATAGTATAGTAGGCCGTTCAATTGAAGTATATTTAGATGGTACGCAGATAGCACAAAAAATACAACAACCAATGGCTATAACTGCTCGAAGAACAGGATAATAAAATATTTATATAAAATAATAAAAACATGGCACAAATTCTTGATCAAGTAACAAACTCAACATTAAGCTTACAGGGCAAAACTCCCGATACTGCTGCAAATGCTTTGCCATCTTCTACTAATCAAACAGTAAAAGGATTGGAAAAATCACTATTAGATTTACCAGTGGCAAACCCAGAAAAGTATTTGGATAAAAAACCTCAATAACACGTGAATGCCCTTAATAGATCTAAAATCAGATTTAACAAACTTAAAGTTTGGTAATGACCGCCCTGGAGGCGGCAATAGTGGGCTTCCTTACATTAAAACGTATTTACCCCAAAACGACACAGCAGCACAACAATTAGCATTTGCTGCAGGAAAATATAGTATAGACTTTCCAATTAGAGGGGGTGCTAAAGCAGTTACTGATAAAGTAACTGATACTTTACGTATTACAAAATTTTTTGGTGATTTACAACGTGGTCCTTTTTTTATTGCAAAACAAGTAGGACTTCAACTATCAAACCCTCGAACAGAAGTAGGTAATGTTTTAGGTAATACTCCATATACACAAGTATATGTTCCAACAAATACCTTAGCTCAAGTTGGAGTTCAAGGCACAGGATTACATTTTGATAGACCAGGTATTTCTCCTAAAACT